AACTGTAAATCCATTAGTTGCAAGAATTTCAGTTACAATTTGAGCTCCATTATATTGATTTTCAGTCACATTATTGATATTTACTTGATCACCTACTTGTAACCCAGGAATACCATTAACAAGGAAAACAGTGACAGTTGATGAAGGAGTCAGAGAATCACCTGAGGAAATAACAGCTATTTGAGCATTTACAATCTCTACAAAGTTTCCATTTGTTTTCCAAGTTGGTGAGATTCCAAGACCACCTCTCAAAACTATTCTTCCTCTTGAATCTCTAATTTCTGATGTTTCAAATCCACGAATACCATTATAAAGATTATCGTAAGACCCATATTTTTCTAACATCACCTGATCAAAACTTTTTTGGGTCATCGGCCATTCATTCTGAACGTTCAGAATATTATTTGAAACAAGAATGACCCAATCTAATGTAGAATCATTATAAAACTTTGCGGCAACATTATCAGGTCTTTCATCACCAATAATTTTATACTTAGTGAAGAAATTTAGATTTCCAAAAATATCTTCTCTTAACTTTCCCCTTTTGAAAAGATTTTTAACAGCAATATAATCGGAGATATTTTGTTCTCCAGCAACTCTACTGACATATTCAAAATTAGGAACTTGTCTGAAGTAAGGTTTTGCCATTTTTAGAATCCGATTGGGTGATCAGGTTTATAGTCTTCATAGTAAATTGGTACAAGTTCTTTAAATGAAAGAGTAATATTATATGAAGCCATAGTTCCATCTTCATATGTCATATATGAACCTTGAGGAGTATAATTTACATCAAAACCTATGAGAGCACATTCTTTTATTTTGTTTATACTTTTTTGCTCTTCGCCACCTTGACCTAAGTATTTAATTAAAAATGTGTTTGGTGCTTTTAAGAAAAGTCCAGTATCTCTCTTTACAGACATATTCTTTTTGAAGAATTTAATAATTCCCTTGATTTGTTCTGATTCTTTTTTAGTTCTTGGAATCATTCTAAAACTGAAAGTGAATGGTCTTAATTGTGGACCATTAAAAAGAAGTTCGACATTGGGATTGAGAATTCCACCAGTTCTTCCCTGTATATTTTGTAAACCAATAACTTTTTCAGCTAATAAAGCTAAAGTTTGATCTTGATTAGACGTAAATTGTTTTATTGTGCTTTGCAAATTTGCAGCAAAAGTTTCATCATTAATAGTGCCTTTAGCAAGGTTTGTAGCTGTATTTAAAGCTTTTCTGGTAATTTCATCTAAAGCACCTTCTCCCCATCCAACTATGTTTGAGTCACTGATTTGAGCTTGTATTGGGAGAGTTACCGTACCTTCTATAGTTCTATTTTGATTTTCTCTTGTGGCAGTGGAGGTGTTTTGTTCACCTAATCCTGAGGGAATATATTTTACAGCCTTAAATTGAATTACATCTTGATCTAAGCTCAAATCTTCTGGATATTTGAAATCAGTTGATTCTGGATTTCCTTCTGCAACCTCTTGATTTGGATTTGCAGGAGTTGATCCTCCTGGAGCTCCAGGTTGATTTGGATCTGTTACTTGTGTAGGGGGTAACCCACGAGCATTGTCTATAGATTCGTTGATTGTATTTGTAAAAGTTCCTTGAGCTAAATTTCTTTGAAAATCTTCAGTTGAAAAACCTGAAGGAGTTATGACTCCATCATTAAAATCGGCAAAAATCGTCCTGGTTCCATCAGAGTTAACTCTATAGATCTCTGAGTTATTTTCATCAATACTTACAGTAACATACTTCTCGTTACCGAGAAGATATTGTTGAGATTCTGCCATTATGGACTTTTTTATCTATTTAGTCCTTATTTTCCCATAAGGTAATGAACGAAGATATTCAATTTCATTTGATTCCACAAGATGAAGAGCACCTACTACTTCTTGCCAGGTATAGTTTCTCACCTGACCCCAATGATAATTGAATCCTCTAAAGCCCCATCTTTCTATATCTGTCACAGCAACCAAAGGATGTTCATCGTATCTAATACCTTCAGTTTTGGGATAGTATATAAAGGTATAGTATTTTCCACGATCAGGAACATACTCTATATCTCTAAAAACTTCCAATATATTCATCATGATCAACTCAGCATCTTCAGAACCATCCAACTTTCTTTTAAGTTGTGATACTCTTGATGATTGTCTCTGAACATCTTGTCCGAAACCTTTTGTCATTAACCGATACCTAATTCGTTTTCTGTGATAATACGGAATTCTAGCATTCTATCTGCACACCATTCTTTTGCAGCTTCCCACTTTGCTTGATTTACTGCATAAGTTTTCACTTCAGTAATATAAGTTCTTGTTCTTTTTTTACTTGTTTGAACAGGAGGAAGAGTTTGTCTTTTTGGTTTAACTTCAATCACATACTTTTTAATCTCACCAGATTGTTCACGGACTTTGATGATAAAATCTGGAAAGTATCTTCTGACTCTGCTTGTCGTTGGATCAAAGTATGGAATAAAAAACTCCTCACTGCCCCATTCTAAGATATTCTCGTTTAAGTCACACCACCGACAGAAACGGCGTTCCCAACTACTACGACAGATGATGTTGTTAGGATCACCTTTATACTTATTTGGATACTCAGGTTTATAACGACTCTTTATACTCTCTGCCATTATACATAATATATCAGGTCAAATAATATTTATAGATGCCTGCTCCAAAGCCACAACCTGTCAAGATGTTTCAGGTGAAGGAAAAACTTCTTCGACCTGCACTAACTTCTAATTTCGAATGCTATATTCCACCAACTAATATTGGAGAAGTTGATCAGTATTATGATACTCAACTTCTTTCATTATCATGCTATGAAACAAGTCTTCCTGGTTCATCATTGATGACTAATGAAGCCACAGATGACTATACTGGAATCACTCAGAGATTTGTTTATAGAAAAGCATATGATCAAAGTATTGACTTAAATTTTTATGTTGATCATAGAGACTCTCAGGGATACAAAATAATATTATTTTTTGAGTCTTGGATCAGATACATTACTAACGACGATAATAATAACGAGAATAATAATTTTAGCTATAGGGTTAAGTATCCAGATGAATCAGATACTGGATATAGAAAAGATATTTACTTGACAAAATTTGAAAGAGATTTCAAAGGTGATGTATTGACCTACAAGTTTTTAAAATCTTATCCTATTGCTATGAGTTCTATGCCCGTCTCTTATCAAAACTCCGACCTTTTGCGTTGTAGAGTTTCTTTTAATTATGATAGGTATATTGTAGAAACAAATTCTCAATCAAGAGAATCTGAACCAGGACAAATTACACCTGCAGGTATCCCTGATCTGGGAATCTCAGAAAATCCACAATTTGGTGTTGATTCTGGTGGTATTCAAACCCCAATTATAAACCAAAATCCTCTGAGTAACAGAAGAACTTTTGGAACACAACCCAATCAAATTAATCCTGGAAGTGGCAATATCAACCCACCAGTAGAGCAATAAATAATCACACTGAAACTTCTATAGGATATTATGCCTTTACCTAAGATTTCGACGCCAACTTATGAACTTGAGTTGCCATCTACAGGAAAACCAATCAAGTACAGACCTTTTCTTGTAAGAGAAGAAAAACTTTTAGTTCTTGCAATGGAATCTGAAGATTCCAAACAGATTACTAATGCAATTAAAACAGTTATTAAAAATTGCATAGAGACCAAGGGAATCAAAGTAGAAACTCTCCCCACTTTTGATATTGAATATCTCTTTTTAAATATTAGAGGTAAGTCAGTTGGAGAAGAAGTAGAACTTAACATTATTTGTCCAGATGATGGTGAAACTACAGTTCCTGTGAAAATACTTCTAGATGATATTCATGTAGAAAAAAATCCAAATCACGATAATAAAATTAAACTTGATGATTCTTTAATGATGGAAATGAAGTATCCTTCATTAGATCAATTCATCAAAAATAATTTTGATTTTTCTGGTGATGTTGGATTGGATCAATCATTTGATTTAATTTCTTCGTGCATCGATAAGATTTATAATGAAGAAGAAGTGTGGGTTGCTGCTGATGTGACTAAAAAAGAATTGGTTGACTTCTTAGAACAGATGAACAGCATTCAATTTAAGGAAATTGAAAAGTTCTTTGAGACGATGCCTAAGTTATCTCATAAGATTACTTTTATTAATCCTAAAACAAAAGTCGAAAATACAGTAGTTCTTGAAGGGTTATCAAGTTTTTTCGCATAGGAATGGTCCATATGGACCTTGAGAACTACTACAAGATTAACTTTGCTTTGATGCAGTTCCATAAATATTCATTAACAGAGGTTGAAAATCTGATTCCTTGGGAACGAGATGTTTATATTGGTTTATTACAACAACATCTGGAAGATGAAAAACTAAGACAGCAACAAAATGGCTCTTAATCCACCATCTGGAATAGTAAAATGGTTTAGTACTCCAATCGGTGAGAGCGGATGGAATGCTTTTAGAGCTCAGTTGACTGGTAAGGATTATCCTGGTACTTCTAGAAAAACTTCATACGTTAAGTTATCCGATAAAGAAGCAGAGGAAGTAATAGAAAATATAAAAAAAGATTCTGAAGGTATTCCTCTGTTTGATGAAGCAAATGCTCCAGATAAACGTGAAGAATACCAAAGGTGGTTAGTTGCAAGGTATCTTACTAAAGCAAGAGAGGAAGGGTTTGAAAGTAGAAA